TTCATCCATACGACGCTGTGTAGCCCACGTTGACCCAATACTTGAGGCACCACCAAGCAGACTGCTAAACGAACTGGAGTACGGGCTGATTGTGCCATCGGTAGCCATGAGGTTGTTTGCGCTTGTACCTGCGATCACACCTTGGTTGATGTAGTTGATCCGCTGCGCTCGCGCTGCCTCGGCCTGACGTACGGCGTTAGAACTGATGGTCAACTTGTCAATTTCCTTGATCAAGTCCATGCTTGCGGTGACCTCACGCGCACTGCCGACACCACCCTGAATGCCTCGCGCTGCCATCGACGCAGTAGCGGATGCGCGGCGTTGACCTGCACCCATCGTGTACTGACCGATTGCCCGTTCGCCGGCGAGAAGCGACTGTTGCGCTTGCATCTCAGCACCGCGAGCGTTGATCGCTGACATCTGCGCCTGAAACCGTTGGTTCTGCGCTTGCATCTTGAGTTGCGTCTTCTGACTGTCAGCAGCGTAGAACGAACCGATTGCGCTGTTGACAGCACCGAACACCGACATGATCGAACCGCCCATCATCAGTGCTTCGCCGCTCGTCCAACTTGTGCCGGCTGCACCGCCAACGGCAGGAAGCGTTGATCCACCCGCGCTGTACCCGGCAGGGGTTGCCGACGAACCAAGGATGTTCATCAGGCTGCTTGACGATGCTGCGTATGCAAATGAACTCATGTCTTTCTCCTGTTAACTGCCGACAACAATCTCTGTGGTAATGCCGACAATGGTCAGCGGGAGCGGGTCGCTCTGCCGAATGTAGATTTGACCGGACTGCGCCCATGTCGGGGTCATAGCGACGCTGACTTCATCGGACTTCAGGGCTGGCGGTGAACCGTACGGCTCGGTGGTGCGCTGCTTGACCTCTGTCAACTTGTTTGCGTCAGGCCCGACAAATACACCCGACGATTGGAACACCCGAATCCATGCCTGGTTGACGTTCTTCACGCGCCCCTGCGCGAATGCGTCAATGTTCAACGCCACTGGCAAGGTCTGTAGGTCGCTTTGGTACGGCAGACCAACGTGAACCACTACCGATGCACGTTCGAGGACTGCCACCCCTCCGGTCACCACTACCTGCGGCATGACCGCCCCGTCGGCAAGGATGCTGACCGTCTTACCCTCAAGGTGCGACAGACCACTGACCGTGTCCCGTGCAAATGCCCACACAGCGGTCGGAGTTGCCCTGAGAGCGACCGGAATGACCTTGTCCACCTTGGCTGTTGCCACAGTCGCGGAACTCGTAGCGAGGATCTTGAGGCGATAAGAAGCACCTGTGGAATCTGTCAACACAATGGCATCGTTGACATCGGTGGTTCCAGGCCACACGAACAGGCTTGAGGAGGCGGTGATGGTCAGTACGTCTGCCGGCCCCCAGGTTGTGCCGCCTGTCACCGTAACAGTTGTCGCGGTCAAGTTTGTGCCGTTGTACGTCGATCCCGCGTCCACGAAGAAGCAGTCTTTGAGCAGGTTGACCTGCCGAGTTGCCATCCGCTCAACGTATCGCACCGAGTTGCCGTTGACAACGCGTCGGACAATGACGTACAAGGAGTCTTCATTGCCTTCGGCGACAACGGTGCAGGACTCAAACACGCCGTCGGTGTCATGCTGATGCCATGCACCGATCTGCTGTTCAGGGACGTAAGTCAGCCCAAGCAGTTTGCCTGTCGTTGACACAAACCACAGCAGCGGCTGCGGGGATTTGGCGTAGCACATGTCAACAATGTTGAAGTTGTCGAACAGGTGAGCAGCGCGGATTGACAGGTCGCCAGTAATGAACCCGTTTGACTGCCATGAGTAACCAAGTTCGCGAACGTGACCGCCTCTTGCAGCGCAGTACACCATGCTGTTGTTGATGATCTCAGGCTGCACGTTGCTTGCGCCAACGTACGACTGCGGACGCACAGACACCGTGGTCGGTGTGATCGCATCGCTGTTGATCGGGCTGACGCGCCATTCCGCTGCGCTGGTCAGGAGGATCAACTGTGTCAACGGGATGACATGACGGATGGTGTTGGCTTCTCGCGCTGCGACACGGAAGTTGATTCGGTCATCATCCTTGACAGGAAGCGAGTACGACATGTCGCTTTCAGTTCCTGAACGCGTCATCCACATGCTCTGTGGCTCGTTCGTTGTGCCGGCAAACACCCGACGCTGCTCAAAGTAACTCACGGCCTGTGGGTAGTTACCTGCGGACGCGAACACCGGGTCAACGATGGGTGGCGTAATCCCCATGTCAGGCGCAATGTTGTTGTCATTGAACGTAGTCCCCTCAGTTTGTCCGATATAACCATACAGTCCACTTTGCTGCTTGTAGACGTTGTATCGAAGTGCGCCGGGAACAGCAGTCCACGACAAATTGTTTGACGCACCGCTCACCGACAAGTTGTTTGCAACACTTCCTGCTACTGACGCAACGCTTTCGTCAAACCCATTAGTTGCTATTGATGTCAACTTATAGAAGTTTGTCAGGTCGTTTGTTTGGTTGCCGTACTGAACTGTGCCGCCTGATGAATATGCGGTAAAGGCGGTACTGTCAATGTCCACCCCAGTGGCGTAGGCGTGTAACTTCAATTCAGTTGACGGAGTAATGTCGGAAACAGTAAACCAGCCATTGATTTGCGTCATGCCAACAACACCACTGATGTTGACTGGGTCGCCAAGTTGAAATTGATGTGCAGCAACGACAGTTACAACTGCTGGGTTTGCTTGCGTAATGCCGGATATGTTCACGCCAACGCCTCGCACTGCTGTTACCGTTGGCGCAGCAGGTGCGGGAATCGGCGACACAAATGAAATCGTTGACAGCGTCCACGTTGTTGCACCAAGTCTTCGCAACTCGCGTGGTGCGTAGTTTGGGTGGACGATGGTCAGCACATCGGCAGACTGCACATAGTGCAAGTCAAACAGGTCAGCCTCTGCGTACGGGGTCGGGATCTCGTATGCGGGTGTCGGGATCAGATACCAATACGCTGCGTTTGGCGGGTTAGTAGCAAGTGGTACAGGCGCGGTGGCGTAGTACACAAGACCTGCATTAGAAACAAGCGCACCAATTGCGTAGGTAAGTGCAGGGTTGTACAGGGCTGGCGCACCAACCAACAGCGTTGCGCCCTGCGTGTGGAAGCGGATGTACCCATCACCAAGTTCAAGCACCATCGTTTGCGTTGTGCTGTAGGTGAACGGAATCAGTCGAGTGCGCTTTGCGCTGTTCTTGACCTCTCGCACAAACGCTGTTCCGGGTCGGTTCTCTGCCGGCCCTTGCGGCATGGCAATGAAGTTCCGCAACTTTGCCGCCCCGGTTTGGAACTTGACATCGTCAATGCGTCCAAACATCTCAGGCGACAACTCGCCGCCGGCAAACGAACGGAAGAAGGTGCGCGTCGTAGGCATGTTTATCTTCCTGCTGACCAGGGAACGATGTGTTCCACCTTGATGTTTCGCATGTTTGAGTCACTTGTTCGCGCTTGAGACAGATACCCAGCCATCATCTGTAGGCATCGCTTTGCTTCAGCAGACCCAATGTCGCCCTTGATGATCGGCCCTGCAAGCATTGATGCCAAGTGCCATGACAACGTCATCACAAACAACGGCGTGAACTTGGTTGGGTCAGACACAAGGGATTGATACCGGAGCATTGCGCTTGCCTGGTTGGTGTAAATCACACCCGCACCAAGGGTGTCAGCCTCAACGGCGTACGGCTGCGGGACGTACTGACCTGCCGCAATAAGCGGCGAGTAGTTGTGTCCAAATGACGGGCTGTCAGTAGGGACGAACTGCGTTGCGTAGTCGTTGGCAGCGTCAGGGGGCAGCACACTGACAATGGTCACGCAGTCACCAGGCACTGCGTATGCGTACTCCCACTCCGGCCACACGTTGGTTACCTGTGCAAGATTGACACGCTTAGAACCGAAGTTCCAGTTGTGCATTTGCAGCAGGGAGTCGCGAGCAATGGGGTAGAACCGGGCGCACAGACCTGCCTGAAACGATGCTTCAGGTGGGTCAATGCTTGAGACTGTCGCCTCATCCCCGATGTGTGATAGAGCAAGGTTGCAGATGTCAACTTCCGATGCCATAGAAACCTCCTAGAAACAAGGGGGAGCCGTGGTTTCCCAGCGACTCCCCCCATGCGGCAAATCAAATCAAAGAATCAACCCTCGTCAACGTCCGCTTCATCATCCGAAGACTTACGCTTGCCTTTG